ATCACCCTTCTTAAGGGCTTCGACAGCCCCCTTGTTGATGCCCCAAAAGCCGCGCAAAGTTTCCAAGTCTTTACACTCAGGAATAAAGGTATTGAATACAGCGGCAACCGTATCCATTCCCTGTATATCCTTCTTTTCACCAGTAGAACTCTCTACGGTGACTGTTGGCTCTACACCCTCTGGCAAGTCTTCACCAGCATAGATGTAATGCCCAAGGCCGTGCATCGCACAGCACTTAGCAAGACAACGCTGAAGCGCAGTATTTACTTGAAAGCTGTCTGGCTGTGACACAGCCTTGTTTGCGTGATTGAGAACAGGCAGAACTTCAGTCTGGCTCTCCCCATCAATATCAACTGTAACCGACACAAACGAATACCCTGCTGGGTCAATCATGTACGGCAAGGGAAATTCATCCTTTGCACTAGAGTACAAATTTTTAGTGAACGTAGCTTTAGGGTAATGCTTTTTCACTATCCCCCAAGCCCAAGCCCAAGACAGGTAAGTTAAATCACCCTTCTTTTCGGTATGTTCTGACACATCAATGCCAGATAAAGTTTCCCAAACACTACTCATCTTAATTTCCTTTATACTGTGAACAAAATTGTGCGACACCGCAGTAGTCGCCATTACACCGCACATATTCACCAATGCGGTGTTCTATCTCAGTTGACACGTCCTGTGCCTCAGAGAATTTCTTGGACTCGTCTTCATTATCAAAGACACGCATGGCCCTCTTTAATCCTTTTTTCTTTACCGCCCACGCATCATCACGCTTCCAACGCTCTTCGTCTGAGCATAGCGTGAACGAACCTTCCATGTCGTATAAAACTTGCGCGTTCTGATGCTGATTTATGCGGTCATGTATGTAGCGAATACGCTTCATCTCATCCCACATTGGAATGTCAACAATTACAATAGGTGACTGGGGGTAATTTGATTTGTTCTGTGCGTCACGTCTGTTCCAGTCCCTAAGAACCGCACAGATAGACAGCTTCTTTACTTTCTTGCCCTTATTTTTTTGAACCAGATAAGCATACACATTTAGCTGTCGCTCCCAGTCTATCTTGCCATGAATGACAGACCAGACACTGGTAACTTTATAGTCTGTAATCTCCACCGTCTGACCCTTAATAACCTGATGGTCAACAGCCCCAGACAAAACCCAGCCATTTATTTTTGTGAATAAACGCTCTTCAATAACCACGTCATCGGACGGCTCAGTGCTTTCCAAAACGTGGTGTACAGCCGTACCGAACAAAGCCCAGATGTTGTCAACGACATCCACTACGCGCTCATTGTGGTAGTGGTCACGCATGACCCTAACTCTTGAGCTATCAATTAGAGTTGTAACTGATATATCTGCATGACCCTTGCTATATTTGTCATTTCTGGCAAAATCAACAAAAGACTGTGGCAGATTGTGGCTGTTGGTAATTTTCATTGCGTTCTCCCTTCACAATTTGTTGTATCACTAAGGCATATACAAGTCAACAGGATATTTTAGTATGAAAGAGCATATATTCCAGATATTTGGCGAACCAGCATCAAAGGCCAATAGTCGAAAGATAGTGATTATAAGGGGGCGTCCAGCTTCCATTAAGTCAGAAAAAGCTCGTAATTATGCCGTAAAGTTTTTGGCACAGTGTCAAAGTCTTGACGAGCTTTTTGAAAACGATGTAAAAGTTGAGATGTTAATTTATTATTCTTCTAGGAGGCCAGACCTCGATGAAAGTTTGATATTAGACTTGATGCAGGGGGTAATTTATAAAAATGACCGACAGGTTAAGCAGAAGAATATTTACTGGGGGCTTGATAGGGAAAGGCCAAGAACAATCATCAGAGTGTCAGCTTTGGAGAGCGGTGATATCCCAAGCTATCTCAGATGCCTATCTGAATGAACCCAAAGAACGTGAAATAATAGAAATGTGGATTCATACAGAAGACTTTATAACGGTGTGTGATTTAGCTGACATAGATTACGACAAAATGAAAAATAATTTTATTCATATCCTAGAATCCAAAGAGCCTATTGCCAGATATGAAGGGCGTAAATTAAAAGACTTGATTGATAGAAAATAATACCATAGTACAAATGTATTTTAATTGTATATATAATATATAATACATTATGTACTTTATAGTACATAGTGTACTTATATTGAACTTACCTCAAAATTGATATTGACAGTATTTGACCATCGGCATATCGTTATGTTGTCGTGGAGAAATACAATGCAAACAGAACACCTAATTCGCGGAGAGGCACTCCGTAAGGGCGAGGGTCAGCACAAAGTCGTCTGCCCGATATGCTCACCCCAAAGAAAGAAAAAAAGAGAGCGCACACTTTCACTGAAGGTGGGCGATGAAGGTATTTTATATAACTGTTGGCACTGTAACGCCAATGGTGTCGTGGCGTTAGAAGAGCGATATATGCCAGCAAGGAGGAATAACAAAGTGTCACTAGCTGTTCAACATAACTGGGATGACTTAAACGATAAAACAATAAACTGGCTCAAAGGGCGTGGAATATCTGAGGATACAGCCAGAAAGGCAAAGATAAAATCTGGCGTTCATTACATCGGTGCGGTACAAAGCCAAACTGACTGTGTTGTCTTTCCCTACACTAATCAAGGTCAAACATATGCCGCAAAAATTAGAGCGATAACCGACAAGGGTTTTGCTTGTAACGGCTCACCAGCATCATTTTTTAATCTCGACTCCGTTGTGGCAGGAGATGACCTCTTTATCTGCGAGGGCGAGATGGACGTGCTGGCATTTATGGAAGCTGGCTTTGAAAGCTGTGTGTCTGTACCGAATGGCGCGGTGATGAAGGTTGTGGATGGCAAAATTGACCCACAGGAAGACAGTAAGTTTAGATTTTTGTGGGATGCAAAAAAGAAGATAGAAAAGGCAAACAGAATAATCATTGCGACAGATTCTGACGGCGCTGGTCAGGCTATGGCTGAGGAGATAGCGCGGAGAATTGGCAAGGACAAGTGCTGGAAGGTTGAATTTCCAGAAGACTGCAAAGATGCCAATGATGTTTTGCTGAAGCACGGCAGTAAAGGTCTGGATAAAGTTGTTTCAAAAATTATACCATGGCCTGTCGCTGGACTATACGATGCTTCGCACTTCTACGATGAGTTGGATGAGATTTATGAAAAGGGAATGGGCAGTGGTGCGTCCACTGGCTACCTAAATGTGGATGAATACTACACGATTGTAGAGGGGCAGTTGACCGTGGTAACAGGCCACCCATCGTCAGGTAAGTCAGAATTTATCGACCAGATTATGGTCAACTTAGCAGAGGAAAAGGGATGGAAGTTTGCCATCTGTTCCTTCGAGAATGAGCCTCGCCTACACATTGCCAAGTTAATTAGCAAGCACTTTGCAAAGCCGTTCTTTACTGGTGTAACGCCACGGCTCACGCCTGACGAATTGAACAGAGGCAAAGACTTTGTGCGGGAACACTTCAGCTTTCTGTATCAGAACGATGGCTCACTAGCCACGATAGAGGGCATTGTAGAAAGATTGAAGATAGCTGTAATGAGACACGGCATTCGTGGCGCTATCATCGACCCATACAATTACATCCAAAAAAATGGCGATATGAGCGAGACAGATTGGATTAGTGAGATGCTGACCCAGCTTCGGGTATTCGCTCAATCTCATGGCATCCATCTTTGGTTTGTCGCACACCCAACAAAAATGATGCGCGGTACAGATGGGAAAGTGCCAGCCCCAAAGGGGTATGATATTTCTGGAAGCGCGGCTTGGTTTGCAAAGGCAGATGTGGGATTGTCTGTACACAGGCCAGACCCAGTGAACAATGCAATCAGTGAGGTTCACGTCTGGAAATGTCGTTTTAGTTGGGTGGGCAAACAGGGTGTTGCTGAATTGTTTTTTAACCCAGTAACATCTCGCTATTCTATCGGTGGCGAGGATAATTTTCCAGATGTACCATCGTACAATTCTGAAGACGTGCCATTTTAGAGGAAGATATGGAAAGAAAAGGTAAGATTTTATTGGAAGAAGCAAAGTTAATTATAGATGCGCGTGGTGACCACTACGGCTCACCTTTGGAAAACTGGACACGCATTGCTAATTTATGGACTGCTTACTTAGGTCACAAACTTAAAGATGGGGAAGAGATAACTCCTCTTGACCATGGCCTGATGATGGACTTGGTGAAGACAGCTAGGCTTATAGAAAGCCCTCAGCATTGGGATAGTTATCTTGATAAGGCAGGATATGCGGCGGCAGGGGTTGAGTGTTTTAATGTTGACCATAAGGATTAGATAGTCTAACGTCATAAGTGTAGCGGCTTACTGACCTTAGTCGCTACTCCTCCCGACACTACAGGGGGGCAGAGCGCTAACTCTGCCCCTCTTTTTTTGGCATGAATTTTGCAATTACATAGATGTATCGACTGGTAAGGGGTCATCAAGCGTCACACTCATGTCTGACACTTTTGATGCCTTGCCGTCCAAGTAATTATTCCATGAACGAGTAAGCATAATTGCGTACATATGAGGTGTGATTGTATTAAACCTATCCATACGCAAACGAGACACGGTTGACAGTAATAGACGAACAGGGGACCGGGGGCCGTTACCGTACCCGGCAATCATGTCGTCCATAAACTTTTTAACCTTTTCCGAATGACCTTGCCTCCACGCAAAATACATCAAAGCAATGAGGTGTGCTTCGGGATAGGAAGTGTGCCTCTTCACAGCCTTAGCTTTCTTGATGCAAAGTTCAAGAACTGACTTGTCGATTACATTGTTGTATAATTCCAACATCTCGCGCAAGTCGAGGTCAATGCCCCTCGCGTCAGTCTTACCAGACTTCCATGCCATAATCATGCGAATACCCTTACCAGTTTCGTTTGGATAAGGCACTCCCTCTCCATGAAACAGGTCAGCGTTGTTACGCACTTTCCCAACATCCATATGAACGCGACTTGTGGCCTCAATCCCAAATGCCACATGAGTGACAAAAGGAACGCCAGCCCTGACACAAGCAGACAGGCGGTTCTGACCATTCATCAGAATACCCTTCTTTGAAAACTGAAGAGTATCCCCTGTCAGCGACCAGTTGCCAGTTGCCATATCATTAGCGTAGCGCTTGATATTCTTTGGCTTCTTTGTCCTGTTATTGATGTTGAGATTTTCAAGAACATACGATGCGAGTTCTGGTGAAAACTCAATAATGCGTGTGTTCTCAGGTGGGTTTGAAATTAACGAGGATAAACTAGATTTCTGCTCGTCAATTTTCATGTTGGCACTTACGCGCCTCTTTTTCGATACCTTATCCATAGGTATCACCTTGCCTTTCTCCCCAGTCCGTTTGTAGGGGGATTAGGTTGCCTTGCCCAAGGGCGTTCATGTCTCCCAGTGGTGGGCAGTCCACAGGAAATTTGTACTAAGGTATAAATAAAAAAATGAACAGAGCGGGGCGGCACATGACAAACCGCCCCACTCAAGTTTTTGTGATGTGTTGTGAGGTCAGGAGAACTTACCCAGTGCGGTAACCTCACAACTTTTTCCAGACGCATCACGCCGCCTGTCAACAAACCCACACTAGGTAACTGTTATCGTCTCTTTCTGGTCAGTTGAATGGTTGCTACTATCATCATTCCACACCCAGTGTATGCAACGATAATACCAGCAATCAAATGACCATTTGGGTCTTCGATTGCGCCAGTGCCAGCCATCATTACTACAAGGCCAAGCACCCAAGTGTAGCACCACATCATAAACCTACTCATCATAAACATTTCCTCTCATCATATCCACATGATAAGTAAACTCATCATATGTTAGCCACCTGTAAGGCGATGCGTCAATGGTGAAGTCAGGCAACACAGGGTGTTGAGCATCTTTGTTTGGGTCAATGTCCTCGACCTTGTAAACATTGTGCCACGCCTTGCGTATGCCCTCGTCATCTTCTTCTATATCAGGAACATACCGATAGCCGTTGTATCGGTAGTTTGGTGCATTGTGCCAACTAATCATACGTCATCTCCCTCAATACGATACTCAAGCCACCCACAGGCGGCATCAACACCCAACAAAAACATCTCCTTGTCTGCTTCTGTATCAAAGGCATATGTTTCTGTTTTGTCTTCACACGTTCCCCAAATAATGGTGACAGCGTGATTTGCATTGTCAATTTGCTCTTGAATTTGACCTATGCAATTAACTATTGGTTTTTGTACCATCGTACAAATCTCCTTATCAAAGTTGCTTGGTTAAGTGTGCAACAGTGCGCCGTTGCAATAGCTTGTGAGCCTTGCCCAGATTGACACCGAAAGCGTGTGGAATGTCCATGCTACCAGTGTGCTTGCAGACCAACGGCAACTTGTGGCTGTGGTCACTGGACTGATGGGTCACCAGCCAGCCGTTCATGTCGTAGCACTTGCCATGCTTGAACCCGACAGCTTGAACCTCAAAGGCATTCATGCCGTCCTCATCGACATACTGAACAAAGCGAGGCTTACACCTAAGAACAAACAGTGTACCCTCTGGCGCTTTTATCAAGCCAAGGCCACGTCTGCCGACAGACTTGAACCACGCCAAGCCGACTGTTACGTCATTGCGTAAATTCCACTTTGCGTTTGCATCATTGTGTTTCGCTCCAACCTCATGCCCAGAGCCAATATGCAGGTCTATGTTTGTGCGTGGGAATGCGTTAGATAGCAAGTCATCAGCGCGTTTTCTAGCGTAGTCTCCTGCGCGTTTGACAGGCTCATACTCCTCAACATCACCTCGCAACTCGCTTCGCACATTGCGTATGCTATTGCGTAGTTCATGCAGGTAAGATGAAACGCCATCCCAGACATCTCTGCCACCAGTCTCTTTTCTCAGGAAGTCTTCTGCTTCATCTATCTGTTTAGCTGTCTCACCCTTGGCGCGGTAGCTGTACTTGCCATGTTTGGCAATTTGCCCAGATACATTTTTGGGCATTACATCTGCCCACTGACGTTGGCACTCAGCAATTTGCTGTTTGATAAATTGCATACGTCTGTGCATTTCTATTGTGTATTTCATGTTGTCTCCTATTAGATGAAAGGGTGACGGCACTATGCCGCCACCTGTATGCGTGTTGTCTCACCGAATGGTGCGTCATTGCACTGTGGGTCTGTTGACACCCACAGCACAGGATAGTCAGGCGTGTTGTCTGGAAAATCCCAGATGCCCATGTCTGTCAGGTAAACCATGTTGTCTACTGATAAATCATTCTCGCGAATGTATCTGAATACAGGCTCTACCCTAGTGCCGCCCCTGCCATTGCACTCAATGGTGTCAATGATATCGCCCTGTTCATAGCGAACAACAGACTTGATATCAGCGTCACAAGTGATAACAGTGACAGACCGTGGCTTGTGGTCATCGGTGATATTGTTCAACTCGCCAAGAAACTGCTGTAACTCAGCGGTGCTGACAGACCCCGATGTATCAACAGCAACCACGACATCACCCACACCAATCTTGTCAATGCTGGGCGTGTATATGCCCTGCGTATACCAGACCTTTTTGTTGGGCTTGCGGAACGTGTAGTCATCAGGCTGGTCACCGCCAATGAAGCGATTGAACACATCACGCCAGTCAACTTTGGAGCGCCGCATACGCTCGACTAACTCAGCGATAGCGGATGGCAACTTACCAGCAGACTGAGCGCCAGTAGCGGCCAGAAACACACGCTGGTCTATTGTGGCGTTGAACTGTTCAAGTTCTGAGCCTTGCATTTCATTGCCATTGTCATCCTCTGGTGAGCCGACATTACCACCCCATGGCTGTGGCTGGGGGCGGTCACTCTCATCCATCTTCATCAACTCGCGGTAAACCTTGAGCCATGACCAGCCATGATATTTGGGGTCATACAGGCCGCCCTCTGGCATCTCACCAACATTACCGTCAATGAGTATAGGATTGATTACATAATCCATAGCCATGTTTTGAACCTCAGCATTCACAGGCTTGCCATCAATTTCTTTGATGGGGTCACAATGCTTGAGGAATATGTGTGATATCTCATGCGCCACAGTGAATATGACATTCTTGTCAGAACACTTATCAACAAAATCAGCAGACCATTTTATCCACTGACCGTTTGTACACATGGTAGGTATGTCATCCTTATGAAAGGCAGTGCCAAGCACTAGACTGCCCCAGAATGGGTGGTCTAGCACTAGCCTAGTCTTTGCGCGAGCAACTTTTGTTTCTGCGTCCATGTCAGAACTCCCGAAAAATTTGTACGATGGTATAAATGGGGCGGCGTGAACCGCCCCATAGAATGTTAGAGCATCAACTCTTTGCCATGTGTCAACAGGAACTGGCGAAACGCCTGTGTCTGCTTGATGGCAGGGTTGCGGCTGTATGCGTCTTTGACGGCGAACACCGCAAACTCTTTGTGCGGTAGGCGTGTCAGGTATTTGATGACGTTGCCAATGTTCTTGTCGTTAGCCTTGTGAGCCAGAGCGGCAGACACCGCATAGCATACAGCAGGGTCTTCACTGATGTCTGCGTTGTCAGGGTCAGCAATCACTGCGTCAATGTCAGGGCAGGTATCGTGTATCTGCTTGTAACCCATGAACTCAGCGCAAGCGCCACGTCCAACCTGACCAGCGACAGCCTCTTGCTCATTCACTGCATCTAGACCCCACTTCATCATGGTATCAACACGCTCCCATGAGCGAGGTGATGGGCATGAATTAGCATCACGGTCAAACTTGTGAAGCAACTCAGGGCGGAACCGCAGGAAGCCAGTGACTAGCGGTGATACGTCAACGCTGTTCATGTAGGCTACAGTATCCTCTAGGTCAGCATCGACCTCGACAAACAACAGCCTATCCTTGAGGTGGCTTGGCATATTGTTAGTGCCAGCCCTGTCACTGGTACGGTTGCCAGCACATACGATTGACCAGCCGTCAGGCAAGCGATGCTCACCGATACGGCGTTCATTGACCAACTGTGCGGCAATGTTCTGATTAGAGACAGGTGCTTGCGGCAACTCGTCCAAAAACAGTATGCCCTCGCCATCGGCTGGCATCCAGTCAGGCCGTAGTCGCTTCATGTTGTCACCGTCAGCGACAAGCCAGCCAGCCAACTCGCCAGCATCATACTGAGCCAGCGATAGGATATTGAGGCCAACCTCGCGTTCATTAGCGATAGTCTGAACGACTGATGTTTTACCTAGACCAGCGCCACCGACAAGGTAGGCGATGGGGCGTTGAGCATCACGTCCATTGACGTGCTGGATTTGGCTGTCGATTGAAGCCTCGACAATAGCTTTTGCTTGTGAAATACGCATAATAAAACTCCCGATGCGTTGTTGAAAAAAGGGGGGGAAGGCCGCACTAAGCGGCCTGACCTTCAAGTTGGGCAGTCATCTCGTTGACCGCATCATTCTCAGCCTGAGCCTTGTCTGCCGCCTCTTGTGCGGCGGCTTCCATCTCACCGCGAACACGCAGGGCATCGGCCAGCACTGACTGGAACTCTTCGATTTCATCATAGGTGAAACCGCCCAGCCATTTGTCACCGTCAACACGCTCGCCCTTGTTGTTCTTTTTGGTAGAGCGCTTGCCAGCAATCTTGTCCACTGCAAGCTGAACCTTAGACTTAGCATCATCACCTGACACTGCTTTGATTAGCTTGGCCTCAGACGAGATACCCTGCTCTTCAAAGACTTGGGTAACCATCTCAGGGGTGATGTTATCACCGCCAATCTTGAACACGTTACGAGCGCCGACTGCGTTCTTAACCATTTTGTTTGCCATGCCCTCAGTCAGGCCACCGATGTCCATCAGGTCAGCCTTAAGGCTGGATGAAACTGCGGTTGGCAGGTTGGACTTGGAAGTCATAGGCGCTCCAGCAATGCCAGATATTAGCTGGCAGTAGCTGTTTAGCTTGAGTGTTTGAGCCTCACCGTTTGCCTCTTTAGCATCACCCTTCAAAAGGCCAATGCGCTTTTCATTAGAAGCGATAGTGTTAAGGTTGCTGTCTGCGATTACGAAAGTAGATTTTTGCATTTGGTACTCCAAAAGATTGTTGATATGTAGCGGACGCTACGACACCGCAGGGCGCGGTGTTTCGGGCGTGTCCTATGCGCCCATCATCAGGTAGCTTTTACATTTTGATTTCATGAACGTCCAAGCCTTGCTTTTCAGCAAACTGTTTGACGATTTCATTTTTTGCTCCATAGCGTTCATCATCATATGACTGCGACATTGCCTCGAGTACGGCAGGGTCAAGCATATAAGATTTCATCACTGGCTTGTTGCCATCAGCCTTTAACTTGTCCATGACCTGTACAGCCTGAGACAAAACCAGCCCCACATATGTGAGGCCGCCGTTTACATAAATGTGGAAATATTCAACCATTATTTATTCCCCTTTGCTTTAAGTTTCGCCTTAATCTCAAGTGCTTCACCGTGGTCAGGGTCATAATACCCTGTGTTGTAAAACTTGCCGTTGTGTTTCACCAGCACTGGGTGTTCATCGCCCATTGTGGGGTGTTCATAAAATGAAACACCAGCGAGTGAATAAAGATAAGCAGGTTGTGGCTGTGTCATGTTAGCTCCTGTTTCGTGGTTACTCGTCAGGCTGGGCTACCAATGCCCAGCGACAGGTAGGCGGCATCAGCACCGCCTAATCTCAAAGTGTTGAGAACCGTACAGCTAGTGGCGTGAACCCCTACCTCACCGACAGTGAACTGTCGCGCCGCACCAGCCAGCCGTAGTGTCGAGGTGGAGCGCGGAGCGTGTCGGATATCTCAGAGCGATACCAGATAGCTTGGAACTCAAAATCTAGGAAGCCGACCAAGGCGATTTTATAACCTAATCTGGGGGTGAAGAAGTCCAGAAACCCGATTGCCAAACTGGGGCTGTGAGGTGCTGGGCTGACCCAGCGGTTGCGCGAGCAACCTTCCCTTATATGGACTCTTGTAAAAGCACTGTCAACACTAAAAAGTCCTATAGTACAAAAAAAGTTTAAAATAATTACGGGGTGTATCGACACTATATATATGCAGAAAACCCTTTTTGGGGTGTGTCGGATTATTGACGCTTAAAATGCTTAAAAGTGTTGACAAAACCTAAAATGCTCACAGAGCGCTGTCAGCGACTATCCGTGTATGTTTCCTAGCAAAAATACCTAAAACCTCTCACAGAAGCTCCTAGAGCGTTTAAACGGCATGAACAAAGCAAGAACATTGCCTGTTTAACTAAAAATAGGTTAAGCAGAACGAAACAGGAACAGAATGCTGGGTGGTGGTAGCGTGTCTGGGCTGGTATATTTGTATGGTAGTACAATTTCAAAAAGCCCGACCAAGCGATAGCGCATAGTTGCGGCACTTCATAGGGGTAAAGACATGGGCAAAGATAAAGACAAACATCCACACCTGACAATAGTGTCAGATGAAGGGGACAAGCTAACAGCTAAACAAGAACACTTCTGTCAGCTAGTCGCACAGGGCCAGACACTGACTGACGCCTATAAAACGGCATATAACGTCAAGGAAGGCACAAAGCCTTCTACTGTATGGGTTAACGCCTCAAACCTAGCGACAAAGAACACTAAGGTCACAACTAGGATAAAGGCCATAACTGACGAAATCACCGCACGAAAGCGGACAGACGAAGACAGACTGAAAATCTGGGTGACTGACAGGCTCAAAGAAGAGGCAATGGGTGGCAGTGATACGTCACGGGTTAGCGCACTGGTGGCACTGGGCAAGTCTGTGGCTATGTTCAGCGACAGGATAGAGACAGAAGAGAAGTCTGACCGCACTGCTTCCGACATTGAGGCCGACCTGCAACGGCGCTTGGCGGTGTTGATGGGTGAGTGACCGCCCCCTGACGAATTTGTACGAGGGCGTGACCCCACCCTACCCCCACACCCGTGATAGATGCCTGTGCTAGGCTCGTTATATACATGATGTTCTACACAACCGATTACTCTATGAATTACAAACCCTGCAAAGGGGAGTGCTACTATAGAGGCCCAAGAAAGCCCGAAGAGAGCCTTTGTCTTAAATGTGGTATGACGGAGCGTGAGAAGCAGGAATGGCGCTCTATGAGCCTTGAGGGGCGTCTAGCGCTGTCGTTTGAGGTCAATGATAGGATGAACTATGCGTGGATGATGTGGGAGATAATGGAAGAGCCTACAAAACACTGACCCCCCCCCTTAATTTGTACTAGGATACAATTTATTTAAAACGCTCCGGGTGTTTTTCAGGATAAGTTCCCTAGGATTCCTAACCTCGTACAAATTTTACTACTTTTTTTCATAAAAGTATTCTTCTGTATCCCCTAGTCTGTACTTATTACCTGCCTCTACCTGATAATAGTCGGTAGATACCTTGAAATCGGGCATTGATGGGTTCTCTGGCGTCAGGGAGTTGTCATATACCCGCATTCTGTTGTTAGGGTACAGTGCATATTGCCCGTTCTCTAGCTCTATCAGGTTAAATGACTTGTGTTCTTCCGGGATTTCGGACGTTGAGTAGTCTATTTCGTCTGCCTGTGCGTGATAATTGTCTAGTGTACAGATATATGTGCCGTAAAAGTTGCCCTCATCTCGCGTTCGGACCTCAAAATCCATAGAACCAATGAATTGCTTGTAAATAGACGTGACACCGTAGTCCATGCAGTTCCAGAATTGCAGATTGGGCAGGGACAGGTCAGGTTCTGGCGTTTTAGGCTCTGATACAAAGGCACTAATCGGCAGTTTATCGTACAGAGCGCCGTAATGGGGCAGATAAGTCTCGAAGTAAAAGGCTCTGCCGGGAATGGACTTCGCCGTTACCCAATGCCCCTCAACAAATTCACCATGCCCCTCTTGATGGTCCATGAGATATTCTTTACGAACATAAACTTTAGCGTTTGGAATATTGGTCAGTAGTGTTGACATTTGTAAATACTGCCTCGTCTGGGTGTACACAGCTTGTTAGCTTAAAAATCATAGGCCATTGCTTCATCGTAAATATTGAAATTGAATCGTGTATCATTTCCTCGATTCTAGCTTGGCATTTATCTTCTGTGTCATATGGCCCACGCTGGTCCGTTATAATTATACAGTTGGTTGGGTCAGCTATATGACAAGCTACGATAATTGCCTTAAACACTTAACAAGTCTCCTTACCAGCACATTCAGTTGGGTAGCACTGAATAAGTATTTTGTAATACTTGTTTTCATTTTCGTGATTCCACATCTCTTCGTGAGATAAAAACTCACATTGTTCCTGAGATAGAGTTTCTCTTAGAATGGATTGATTGCCTACAAACTCCCATTCAACACCTGTGTGGCCCCACATACTTATCACAAGAGCAAATTCTTTCATTAGAAGGGTATCCCGTGTTTTTTGATTTTGTTTAAGTCTTTTAGATATTCAAGACCGTGATTGGCACATAAATTTTTGCCGTAAGTTTTAATGAGTGCCGTTTCATCACACTTATCGCAGACTTCCCGCGTTTGCGATGCACTCTTCAAGGTCGATTTGTTCTGTGTCATCATTAGCCTCTCCCCCTTTTTCTTTAGAAGGGTGTTGCGGCTCTGACTTTTCCGGTTCATGATAACTATATACTGTAGGTTTTTTTTCTACAATTAAAGCCAAAGCCGCTCTCCCTACCATGCTTCCAGAGTTGTCTGGTCCGGTAAAATGTACCGTAGTACATATGTACTATATAGTACATACTAGTATTATATATTATATATATCTCTAGTTAAAGTACATAATGTACTATATACTGAAATTTGAAGCGCAACGTCTCCCGGCGCTTCCGGTGGGGTAGAGCATCCTCCCTTTGCTCCCCCACCGTCATTTTTTGGGAGAGGGAGTTTTGATGACAAATATAATACAATTTCCGGGTAACCCATCCATACATGAAGAGCCTGAATTAGACCCAAAAGAAATGCTGGGGGTTCTTCAGGAAGAGGTAACCATGACTGAGGCTATGGTTATTGGCTGGACAGACGAGGGAAATCTGTTTATGGCTACATCTCATGGCAAAGCCCCTGATATGGTATTTTTATTAGAGCTTGCTAAATCAGTTTTGTTGAATAGATGCGTGTCTGATGAATAACTCCGCGTTAGTTATGAGCAAAATATCTCAGTTGCCTGTACAGCAAAGGCAAGAGATTATTGGTCTGCTAGAGGAGTTAGAAGAAGCAAAGGTAAAAGAGTCGTCTAGAACGGACTTCATAACCTTTGTCAAAAGAATGTGGCCTTCGTTTATTGCTGGGCGTCATCACAGCATTATGTCTGATGCGTTTGAGCGTGTGGCAAATGGAGAGCTAAAACGATTAATTATCAATATGCCGCCACGACACACCAAGTCGGAGTTCGCATCATATCTGTTTCCTGCATGGTTTCTTGGAAGATACCCAGAGAAAAAAATTATTCAGACCGCACATACTGCGGAGCTTGCTGTGGGTTTTGGCCGTAAGGTTAGAAACCTAATTAACCAAGAGGATTTTCAAGAGGTGTTTCCCGGAATATCTCTTTCCGCAGACTCAAAGGCCGCTGGCCGTTGGAATACAAACAAAAAAGGAGACTACTTTGCGATTGGTGTCGGCGGTGCAGTTACTGGTAAAGGTGCTGACGTTCTCATTATTGACGACCCACACTCGGAACAGGAGGCGGCATTGGGGGCTTACAACCCAGATGTCTACGACAAAGTATACGAATGGTATACTTCAGGGCCTCGTCAAAGATTGCAACCGGGAGGAGCGATAATAATTGTTATGACTCGTTGGTCAGTGCGTGACTTAACGGGACAAATAATTAAATCAGCCACACAAAGAGAGGGTGCAGATGATTGGGAGGTAATTGAGCTTCCGGCAATTCTTCCGTCAGAAGAACCACTGTGGCCTGAGTTTTGGCCTTTAGACCAGTTGCAGGCGCTAAAAGCAGAACTGCCTGTATCGAAGTGGTCTGCACAGTATCAGCAAGACCCCACAGCAGAAGAGGGGGCGCTTATTAAGCGAGAATGGTGGCAGGAATGGGAGCATGAAAGCCCGCCACCGTGCGAAGCAATTATACAAAGTTGGGACACAGCGTTTTTGAAAACGCAACGAGCGGATTATTCTGCCTGCACCACATGGGGAGTTTTTAATCACCCCAACGAAGATGGCGAAACAGTGCCTAATCTAATTTTGTTAGATGCCTACAAAGAGAAGTTAGAATTTCCAGAGTTAAAACGTGCCGCGTATGACAAATACTGGGAATATGAACCCGACCAAATGGTCGTAGAGAAAAAGGCTTCTGGTGCGCCGTTGATTTTTGAACTTAGAGCTATGGGCATTCCTGTTACAGAGTTTACACCGTCTCGTGGACAGGATAAGATAGCAAGAGTTAATGCCGTCAGTGACCTTTTTGCTTCTGGTGTAATATGGTGTCCGGCCACAAGGTGGGCTGAAGAAGTTATTGAAGAGTGCGCGGCATTTCCTGCGGGAGAAAATGATGACTTGGTTGACTCAACAACGCAAGCATTACTGAGATTCCGTCAGGGTGGTTGGATTAGAAGCTCTATGGATGATTGGGATGACGAACAAAAATACAGAAGACCAGTTGAATATTACTGAAAAACGTACATTACGATATGTTTCGCACAAAGAAGTAAAAAAATATCAAGAAGAGGGCTGGAGGGTAGTCTCAGACTTTGCAGGCTCCCATCACGCTAGGTATTCTGTTATCATGCAGAAGGACGACTAACTCAGGAATTTATTATGGCTGTAGAAAAACAAATGTCTCCTGCTGAATTAGAGATGGCAGGTACGGGTGAAGTTGAAGTTGAAGTTGTAAATCCAGAGGCTGTTGGCATCTCCGTTGAAGGTGAGTCAATGGTTATCGACTTTACTGGCGAAATGGCCGAAGAGATTATGGGGCCAGAGCATGACGGTAATATTGCTGAATTTATTGAAGACGGTGACTTGCAATCACTTGCATCTGAAATCGTTGATGATTTTGTAGCGGATAGGCAGTCTCGTAAAGAGTGGGCGCGGTCTTACGTTAAGGGGCTAGACCTTCTTGGCATGAAAATTGAAGAGCGTACACAGCCTTGGGCTGGTGCGGCTGGTGTATTTCATCCTGTCCTGACTGAAGCAGTCGTCCGCTTTCAGGCTCAGGCCATGGGTGAGATATTCCCTGCGTCTGGTCCCGTAAGAACAAAGGTTGTTGGTAAGCGCGACCCAGAAAAAATGGAGCAGGCTACTCGCGTTGAAAATGAAATGAATTATCTTCTGACTGAGGAGATGAGTGAGTATCGTGATGAAACAGAACAAATGCTGTTTCGCTTGCCTTTAGCAGGCTCTGCTTTCAAAAAAGTTTACTACGACCCAATTAATGAACGTCCTGCGGCAATGTTTGTTCCTGCGGAAGACTTTGTTGTTTCTTATGGCGCGGCTGATTTAGCCACCGCACCTCGTTACACTCATGTTATGAAAAAGACACCAAATGAGATTATTGAGCTTCAGGTTAATGGCTTTTACCTTGATGTTGAGTTACCTGACCCAGAGCCAGACTATTCAGACATCCAAGAAAAGTACGATGAGATTGACGGAGAAACCGCCGTTCTGGAGGATGACGACAGGCACACCATCCTTGAGGTTCATGCTGACCTAAATTTGCCAGAGCCTTTCGATGACCCAGATGGTATAGCTCGTCCCTATGTCGTAACTGTTGATAAGTCCAGTTTGACAATTTTGTCTATAAGGAGGAACTGGTATGAAGAAGATATTAAGAAGCGTAAAAGAGCGCACTTTGTTCACTACCGATACTTGCCGGGACTTGGGTTCTATGGAACAGGTCTTATTCATCTTATTGGTGGTCTTGCTAAAAGTGCCACAAGTATTCTGCGCCAACTTATTGATGCGGGTACACTCTCTAATCTCCCCGCTGGTCTTAAGGCTCGCGGATTGCGTATTAAAGGTGACGATTCGCCTCTCATGCCGGGCGAATTCCGCGATGTTGACGTTCCGGGTGGTGCAATTCGGGATTCGATTGCATTCCTTCCTTACAAGGAACCATCATCGGTATTATACCAACTGCTTGGAAATATCGTGGAAGAGGGGAGAAGGATTGGCTCCGTTGCTGATGTACAAGTTGGAAACCTCAACCCGCAAGCTCCAGTCGGAACTACGCTCGCGCTAATGGAACGCTCTATGAAGGTGATGTCTGGTGTACAGGCTCGTCTTCACGCCGCCCTTAAAAAGGAACTAAGGATACTGGGTAAGGTAATCAAAGATTACATGGGTCCAGAATATTCATATGAGTTAGATGGGGACTTTAACCGTCAGGAGGATTTTGATGATAGGGTTGATATTATCCCGGTTTCAGACCCCAATGCCGCAACCATGTCGCAAAGAGTCGTGCAATACCAAGCGGCTATGCAACTTGCTCAACAGGCTCCGAATCTCTACAACATGGGTCAGTTGCATCGTCAAATGCTCGAAGTGCTTGGAATCAAAGACGCCGACCAAATCGTAAAGTTGCCAGAAGATGTTGCGCCGTCTGACCCAGTTACAGAAAACATGGCTATCTTAAAACAAGAGCCTGTAAAAGCATTTAAGTATCAAGACCATGAGGCACATATTCAGGTTCACATCGCCGCCGCACAAGACCCTAAACTACAAGAAATTGTAGGACAGTCTCCTTTTGCTGGCGCAATACAAGCCGCTCTTTCATCACACATAACAGAACACGTTGCGTTTCAGTATCGCAAAGAAATTGAGAAAAATCTTGGTGTCGGTATGCCTAATGAGGACAAGCCTCTTCCAGAAGATGTTGAGATTGAAATTTCTCGTTTGGCGGCACAGGCGGCAGAAAAACTGCTCAATAAGAATCAGGCAGAGGTTGCACAAGAACAGGCCATGCAACAACAGCAAGACCCACTCACACAGATTCAACAGCGTGAAATTGCTCTTAAAGAGGCTGAGTTCCAACACAAACAACAGCTTGACATAGCCAAGCTACAAGCAGATATGGATAAGTCACAGGCAAATGTTGCTGTTCAAGAGGAAAGAATTGAATCTGAAGAGCGGCGTGATGGCGCAAGAATGGGCGTTGATTTAGCTAAGACTCGTTATCAAGGACAGCGTGAAGACGTAAAATACGGTATAGAACTTGGTAAAGAAATTACAGAGGAGATAGATAATGCTGGAAGTGATAAGGGATAAAATTCGAGTTTATATGAATGACATAGCTGACCACATGGCTGGCGGCGGCTGTCAAAATCATGAAGAATATATCCGCCTTGTCGGCAAAGTTGAGGCTTTAGCCTTAATAGAACGTGACATTCTTGATTTGGAGAAAAGACTAGAAGAGGCGTAAGGGTTCCGTAAAGCCATTTCTTACGCTATATTGTTTTGTGGAGACTTTCAGGGATAACCTGCAAGGTACTGTGAACCTAAATCACTGCAAAGGAACAGAAATGTATTCTGCTAAAAAAACGGTTGACGATAATGTCGCCAGCAAGATACCAGAACCCACTGGTTACAAACTCTTAATAAAGCCACTTGAGGTTAAAGAAAAAACAGAAGCCGGTATTTATATGCCAGACGCACTGAAGCAAGCGGAACAAACCGCATCAGTCATTGGTTTTGTAGTAAAGGCTGGGCCAGACGCATATAAGGACACAGATAAGTTTCCTAATGGCCCGTACTGTAAAGAAGGTGATTTCGTAATTTTTCGTTCGTATTCCGGCACACGGTTTAAGATTGAAAAACAGGAGTTCCGTCTTATTAATGATGACACCGTTGAGGCTGTTGTCGATGACCCAAGGGGATACACAAGAGCATGAATAATAATACAGCCGAAAAACAACAAGAAGACTTCACTGAGGTGGAGTTAGAATCAAATAATGAGCTTGAGGTTGATATCGTTGACGATACACCTGAAGCTGACAAGGGCAAGCCTCGCCGTTCGGAAGATGCTGAACCGCAAATTCCAGAAGATGACGAAATTGCAAACTACAGTGAAAATGTGCAGAAGCGCATTAAGCAACTGAAGTATGAGTTTCACGAAGAGCGCCGCCGCAAAGAAGAGGCGTCAAGACTTCAAGATGAGGCCGTTGATTACGCCCGAAAAATTTATGAGGAGAATCAAAAGCTCCGTAAAACCCTTCAAGAGGGTGAGGGAGTTTTGGTTGAGCAGGCTAAGGACCGTGTTGCGGCACAGTTAGACCGTGCAAAATCTGACTATAAGGAAGCCTATGAGACAGGTGACCCAGATAAGTTAATTGAAGCACAAGAAAAACTTACTGCACTCCAGAATGAAAAATTTAGGGTTGAGTCTTACAAACCAAAGCCCCAACCAGAGGCCAAGGAAGTTCCAGAGCCACTGGCACAAAAGGCTAAAGTTCCAGAGCCAGACGCAAAAACAAAAGCGTGGGCATCTAAAAACGAATGGTTTGGCAGTGACACAGCCATGACAGGATTTGCTTTTGGGGTACATGAAAGCCTCGTGAAAGAGGGAATCAATCCTCAAACACAAGCAGATGAGTATTATAACCGTATTGATGCAGAAATGCGTCAACGGTTTCCAGACAAGTTTGGTGAACAGATAATTGAGGAAGAAGCACCTGTTCGTCAAACTGGCCCCGTGGTGGCCCCCGCACAGCGGAGTGCAAAGAAACCACGCAGAGTGCAATTAACCTCAACACAAGTCGCTCTCGCCAAGCGCCTTGGCCTCACGGCAGAACAATATGCGGCGCAACTCTTGAAGGAGGCATCTAATGTCTGACAGAACCCCACGCTCAAACAAGTCCCGTGATAACGAGGCTCGTAAAAAAACTTGGCAAAGACCGACCATGTTACCTACCCCCGAACCCCGCGAAGGTGTTGAATATCGCTGGGTACGCACATCCACTTTAGGGCAGGCTGACAACACCAATGTGTCGTCTAAATTTCGTGAGGGTTGGACGCCAGTCAAGGCAGAGGACCATCCTGAATTGCAAGTGTTGCCTGATATCGACTCTCGATTTGAAGGTAATGTTGAGGTTGGAGGCTTGCTACTTTGCGAGAATACAACCGAATATGTGGAATCTCGCCGTGATGCTCACGATGAGATGAACGCACAACAGATAGAGTCTGTAGATAATAACTATCTAAGACAATCTGATTCTCGTATGCCTGTTCTGCAACCAGAACGGTCTACGAAAACTTCGTTTGGTAAGTAGCCAAAATAAGGCGCTTACCGTTGTTATAATGGCTTTGATATGAAGGAGAGATGATTATGTCTTCAGTAGCCGCTCCCTTCGGTCTGCGCCCAATAGGTCGTCAAGGCTCTGGTTCTCAGGAAGTTTTCCGCCAGTATCCTATAGCCTCCGGTTACGGTACTAATATTGCTCAAGGTGATATTGTACAACTTGTAGACGGTGGCACTGCTACGACTATTGAAAAGCAGTCCGGCACAGGTGATGATTCAACCAATATTGATATGGTAGGTATCTTTATGGGTTGCACATTTACCGACCCTAACACAGGTCAAATAACTTTTTCACAGTTATGGCCTGCGTCAACCGTTGCATCTGATGCAATGGCTTATGTTGTTGATAACCCCGGTGTAGAGTTCGTCATCCAAGCTGATGGTGCGCCAACTAATACTGGTGATATCTATGGCAAGAACTGTTTGCTTGTACAGACAGCACCTAACACTTCATTGAAGATTAGCCGTGTTGCTCTGGACATCTCTGAACTTGACACTGACGCAAATAATCCAATTCGTGTACTTGATTATTTGGGCGGTGATAAAGGTGATGAGAAAGGTTCTGCTTTCCCGATTCTGGTGTGTAAGTTTAACTACCACCAGCACACCACAGCCACTGGTTCTGCGTAAAGGAGTGTAAGTAATGGCTATATCACGCGCACAACTCCTTAAGGAACTGTTACCGGGTCTTAATGCACTGTTCGGTATGGAGTACGACAAGTACGAAAACGAACACGCAGAAATCTATGAAACTGAAACATCAGAGCGTAGCTTCGAGGAAGAAGTAAAGCTGTCTGGTTTCGGTGCGGCTCCGGTAAAGCCTGAAGGTTCAGCGATTTCCTACGACAACGCGCAGGAATCGTTCACCGCCCGTTACAACCACGAAACTGTGGCAATGGGCTTTTCTGTAACTGAAGAAGCAATGGAAGATAATTTGTATGATGCGCTTTCAGCACGTTATACAAAGGCTCTTGCAAGAGCAATGGCTTATACCAAGCAGGTAAAAGCCGCCGCGCTTCTGAACAATGGTTTCACCACCTTTAGTTCAGGTGATGGGGTTTCATTGTTCAATACCGCTCACCCAACTGTTGCGGGTGGGTCCAATTCAAATCGCCTAGCTACTAATGCAGATTTGAACGAAACTTCTTTAGAGCAAATGGTAATTGATATTGCCGCTTTCGTTGACGAACGCGGATTGTTGATTGCGGCTCGTCCAAGAAAGTTGATTGTTCCGCCTGCATTGATGTTTGTGGCAACTCGTCTATTGCAGACAGAATTGCGTACTGGCACAGCAGACAACGATTTGAATGCTCTTCGTTCAAATGGTTCAATACCAGAGGGCCATCGCGTCAATCACTACTTGACTGACACTGATGCCTTCTTCCTGACAACTGACGTGCCAAACGGCATGAAGCACTTTGTCCGTACACCAATGTCAACATCTATGGATGGTGACTTTGATACAGGCAATGTTCGCTATAAAGCTCGTGAGCGTTATAGCTTCGGTGTTTCTGACCCACTTGGTATGTACGGTTCTCCCGGAGCTTAATTGTACCAGAGTACAAACTTTTGGATTGGGCGGCTTCCGGGCCGCCCTTTCTTTTTGTATAATGATTGTGAACCTTGACAGTCGTATACTGCGACTGACACTAGCCAAGACAAGGAGTTCCTATGGCTAATACTACTTTTAACGGTCCCGTCCGTTCAGAAAACGGTTTCAAGAATGTTATTAAAAGCGCAACAACTGGTGACCTTACCAGTGAGATGACACTTTCTGTTTACACCGCAACTGTTACAGTTGCTAACGGTGCTACTACAGGAAAAGAATCAGCTATTGGCATTCCATCAAACTTTATTCCTATGGCTGTTATGGTCGCCTGTACTGGCGCGGCATCTAACAACGTAAATTTAGTTGATATCGGCACAGACGCAGATACAGATGGATTTGTTGACGGCATTACTGCGGCAGTAAATGCAACTGGATTTAAAGGCTTCTTCCCGTGTAATGGTGTATTGGGTATGTCTGGTGGCACAACCACAGCCGCTACAGCAACAGCAGACGAGGTTGAAGTTGTTCTTTCTGGTGACCCCGGAGCAGACACAACTGTTGTTCTGAAGTTCATGGGTATTTCTAGTTCATCAGACGCTTCGTAGGAGGCTGATATGAGTAGGTCTGATGTATTTGCAGTCACTAAGACAGCAGATGCTGTGGTATTTGCTGGCCGAGCAAGAGTTCGCCAAATACAGGTTGTAACCGCTGGTTCTGGTAGCCCTCAAGTTGTTTTAAAAGATGGCGGCTCTAGCGGCACAACCTTATTAGATGTTGCATTTGGAACATCTAGTACATTTTCTGTAAACATCCCAGATAATGGTATTTTGTTTGAGTCAGATGTATATTTAGATTTGACTGCTTGTTCTAGTGTAACGGTGTTCATGTCATAAGGGGTGGGCTATGCCTAGAAAAAGAGAAACCCCAATAAAGACATCCGTAAAATCAGGTAATTTCCGCTCTACTAAAAGTGGGGCGGGGATGACCAAAAAGGGTGTTGCCGCTTATAGAAAAGCAAACCCCGGCAGTAAATTAAAAACTGCTGTTACTGGTAAAGTCAAAAAAGGAAGCAAGGACGCAAAGAGACGTAAGTCTTTCTGCGCTCGTTCTGCTGGTCAAATGAAGAAATTTCCTAAAGCGGCAAAAAATCCAAACAGCCGCTTGCGTCAAGCTAGAAGACGGTGGAAGTGTTAAATGACAATCTCAAGAACCTCTATGGAGAAGCAAGTGAAATACGGAAAAAAGAAAAAACCTGTAATAAAGGCCAACATGGGCAAGGTACTGGAAACAGTTTCTCCTTTATACAGCGTTATGAAGGGCAGGGGTCCAATATCAGATGTTCTTAGTAAAATGGGCGGTGCGGCTGGGCTTTCTGGTATGATTGCTAGAAATCAAAGAAAAGATAAAGATAAAAAGGGTATCGAAGCTGACCAAATGAAACAAATGCAAAGAATGTACGGTGGTGGCGCTGTAAAGAAAAAGCGTGACGGCATTGCATCCAAAGGCAAAACAAAAGGAACTATTAGGTAATGGAGAAAAAAACTGTTACAGCGCCAAAAGGTTTTCATTGGATGAAGCATGGCTCTGCTTATAAGTTAATGAAAAATCCTAAAGGCGGTTTTAAACCTCACAAGGGAGCAAGTCTAAGGGCTGTTTTTCCTGTGCAGAAAGTTCATAAATGAAGCGAAATTATAAAGGTGAGTATAAAAATTATCACTCGTCTACAGAGCAAAAAAAGCGCCGTGCCAGTAGAAATACAGCCCGTAGAAAATTAACTGCGGCGGGCAAGGTAAAAAGAGGTGACAAAAAAGATGTTGCTCATAAGAACGGAAACCCAAGGGACAATAGCAAAAGCAATCTAAGGGTGGTTTCTAGAAATCTTAACAGGTCTTTTCCAAGGACCAGAACAGCAAAAAAAGTAAGCAGGAGGTCATAATGTACGTTGGTAGCTCAAATGGATACGCTGTTCCTGTTTATAAAACTAGCGACAGCACAACCAGAACAAGGGTTCACTGCGGCAACTGTCCACGATGTAATGAAAAGCTAATTACCGTGTTTGTGCATGGGCATGAGCAGTGTTCCAAATGCGGTTCTGTTGTACATGATTGTTGTCAAGGAGAGAGGGCATGAGAGCGGCAAAGATGAAGTGCGCCCAAGGGCGTAAAAAGCCAGTGGCAATGAAGAGGGGCGGAAATCCAATGGCTAAAAAGCTATCCGACCCTAAGTTCAAGCCCAAGGTTGTAGCGCCTAAAAAGGGAAAGGGGTCTTATTCACGGAAGGGCAAGGCCCTTCCTATGTCATCTGGAGGCAAGACTAAATCAAAAGTAAACGAGGCTGGGAATTACACAAAGCCGGAAATGAGAAAGCGTATATTTAATAGAATCAAGGCAGGCGGAAAAGGCGGCGCTCCGGGACAGTGGTCAGCGAGAAAAGCGCAAATGATGGCGTCTGCTTACAAAAAGGCGGGAGGCGGCTACAAAAATTAATGGACCCAATTTCAGCTATCGGTATCGCTTCTAGCGCCTATTCCGCCATTGTTAAAGGCTTCCAGATGGGCAAGGAAGTAGAGTCGATGGCGAAGGACATGGGGCGCTGGATGAATGCCATCAATGCTGTAAAAAGCGGGCATGAAAAAGCCAAGTCTCGCCGTAAAATGTTTGGGTCTATTGAGGAAGAGGCATTGCAAACTTTCGCCGCTAAAAAAAAGGCGGATAAAATGGAAGAGGAGCTTCGCAACTTTATACAGTTTAATTACGGTGTGGGAGCTTGGCAGGAAGTAATACGCATACAGGCCAAGATAAGAAAAGAAAGACAAGAGCTAGAGCTACAAAAAAAGAAAAAAGTAGAGGAGATTTTAACATGGATTGCCGTAACCTTTGGGATAGTGGTTATAAGTGTTATACTAATTTCAATGATATGGTTGGTTCGTGATGGCACTTAAAAAATCGCAAAAAAGTTTAAAGGCTTGGACGAAACAAAAATGGAGGACTAAAAGTGGCAAGCCATCGACACAGGGTCCGAAAGCAACCGGGGAAAGATATTTACCTGCAAGCGCCATTAAATCCTTATCGCCGCAAGAGTACGCGGCAACAACCCGTGCTAAACGAAAAGCAACTAAGGCTGGTAAGCAATTCGCCAAACAGCCTAAAAAAATACGAGCTAAAGTGAAGCCACATAGAAAGGTCAAATAATGTCTGTAGTAACACCAGACCTACCAGAACTATTTGATGAGGCGTTTGAACGCGCAGGGCTTCAGATGACAACTGGCTACGACCTTAAAACAGTTAGGCGTAGCCTTAATTTATTAACATTGGAGTGGCAGAATCGTGGGCTTAATCTCTGGACCATTGACGGGGGTACTTTATCTCTTACGGCAGGCACAGCAACTTACACTATGCCTACGGACACTATTGACATCATTGAGCATCAAATTAGAACGGGAACGGGTACGAATCAGGTGGATACGAATTTGGAGCGTATCAGCGTTTCAACGTATGCTCAACAATCTTCAAAGAACACTCAAGGACGCCCCTCTCAAATATTTGTTGACCGTCAAGCAACGGCTGTCAATGTTACTCTCTGGCCTGTTCCAGATGATAGCGCGTACACTCTCTCGTATTACCGCCTTCGTGGAATCTCTGGCGTCTCGTCTGGGATAGGAACAAGTGCGGATGTACCGCCACGGTTTATTCCGTGCTTGGTGTCAGGTTTGGCTTATTACATTGCGATGAAAAAGCCAGAAGTAGCGGCGCGTGTGGCTCCGCTTAAACAAGAGTATGAGTTTCAATTTGAGCTTGCCGCAGGGGAAGACTCAGACTCATCGTCAATCAAGTTCGTGCCATACGACACGTTTTACTTAGGAGGCTAATATGCCATTAGTGATTAGAAAAAAAGGTGAAGAAAAAAAGAAGAAGTTACCAAAGGCTCCTCCTTCTCGCCCTCGCCACGCAAATCCAAAGCATCCGATGAATACAGAGCGCACAGGCCCACTTCGCAAGAAGGGCGGCGGTAAGCTAAAGATGGTGGAAAAGGGTGGTAAGAAGGTTCCGTTCTTTGCCGCAGATGGTGTTGGCAAGATGAATAAGGGTGGTCCTGTAGAAGTTAGAAAGGGCATGACCCTATCTCAAATTGCAAAAGACAATAACACTTCGATACAGGCGCTTCTTACAGCGAACCCCGGCATTAAAAACGCCAATGCAATTCGCATAGGCCAAAAAATTAAAATGCCTAAAGCAAAAAGCGTTCCGGGAAATACTAAAACTAAAAACCCATACGCCCGTATGTCTAAAACCCAAATGAACATGATGAGGTCCAAGGACAAAGGACAGCAACGCGCAGTAACTAGCGCCATGCGTAATGAGGTTAAGAATACTGGCGCTCAAACTTCTCCAACGCCTAAGAAGGCGGCGGCGGCAAAGGACTCTCGTTCTGCTGTTCCAAAGGCAAAAAAGGACAAGCTAATTGCTCAAATGAAGGCGGATAATGCAAAGAAGCCAAAGAAAAAGTCTTTGTTTTCTAGGTTGTTTGGTAAAAAGGCAGGTGGCTCTATGAAAAAAGTACAGGGGTACAAATCTGGCGGTACGGTTCGTGGCGCTGGTGCGGCCACAAAGGGCAAGCGCTTCGGTCGCGCTGGATAATCAATGCCGTTAGCTAGAGGAAAATATGCTTTTGGCTTTTGTGACAGGACGGGCTTTAGATATAAATTATCTGAGCTTATCCCCGAAGTTCGTAACGGAGTTAGAACTGGTTTAAGGGTCGGCGTTGACGTTGCTGACCCTGACCACCCGCAAAATTTTTTAGGAAGATTGCGTATAGATGACCCACAATCACTAGCTAACGCAAGGCCTGATAGATTTTCGGATTCGGTTACAGTTACGTTTCCGACATTTGATGTGTCTACTTTAACGCAAGTCAATGTAGGATTTGGTATTGGCAGGGTAGGAGAAGTAACAACAAGCGGAGCGCCTGTACCTGCACAGAATGTTTCCTTACAACTTAGTGCGGTATTTGGGGTTGGTGCGGCAGGAAATATGTCAATAGGCGCGGCATCGACCTACGACTCTACAAGTGTTACACTTGATTCTACAAACAAAACCTTTGACGAGGGGTAAATGGCAAAGCAAACAGTAGGAATTGGCTCAAGCGCAAATGACGGAAGTGGTGACACACTTCGTGTTGGTGCAGATAAAATAAATGATAACTTCAATGAGATTTATGCGGCATTGGGGAACAGTTCTAGTGTGCTAACTGATATCATAGATGCTAATGGCCTTTTTGATGTTAACTCTGGCGCAAATAAAATTGTCTTTTATTATGGCGCTCTTACTGATTTGCCAAGTGCCTCAACCTATCATGGGGCCGTAGCTCATGTTCATGCCACAGGTGGCTTTTATTTTGCTCATGGCGGCGTTTGGATAAGGTTGAATGATGAAACCACAGGGCCAGTAACAAAGTATACTGCTGGTACAAGTGGAAGCTCGGCCTACACATTTACTGGTCCGGGGGCTACTTCAGGCAATAACCCAAACTTTACTTTTTATAAAGGCCATACTTACTTAATTGACAACACCGCTAATGTAGGCAGTCACCCCTTGCAGATTAGAACATCTAATGGTGGCTCTGCCTTTACAGCCGGGGTAACAGATAACTACAACTCAACAACTGGGCTGACTCAGTTTATCGTTCCACATGAGCCAAGCGATACATCTTTGGTGTATCAATGCACTAACCACAGCAGTATGGTTGGAAACATAACAATAGTATGATGAGATTTTAAAATGGCTATAACTACAGCAATGTGTACAAGTTTTAAAAAAGAGCTTTTTGAAGCAACGCATGACTTTACATCAGATACATTTAAAATTGCTCTGTTTACCAGCAGTGCAAGTCTAGACGCCTCTACCACTGCTTACTCTACATCTAACGAGGTTTCAGGTTCGGGATATAGCGCTGGCGGCGTTACGTTGACTGTGGTCGCGCCAACCACAGATGGGACATCTGCCATTGTTGATTTTAATGACCCTTCTTGGACAAGCGCCTCATTTACTGCAAACGGCGCACTTGTTTACAACTCCAGCAAATCAAACAAAGCGGTAGCGGCTTTTTCTTTTGGCTCTAATCAAACAGTGTCGTCTGGGACATTTACAATAACAATACCCGCTTCGGCATCAGGAACAGCGGTAGTCAGGATTGATTAATGTCTTATTCATATGCAGAGCTAAAGCAGGCTATACAAGATTTTACTGAGAACGATGAAGCGGGTTTCGTAACAAATCTGCCTGTGTTTATTCGCTCTGCTGAAGACCGTATTTTTTCAAACGTAGATTTAGAAAACTTTAGAAAAAATGCCACATCTGCGCTTACACAAAACAACGAGTACCTTTCTACTCCATCAGACTTTCTTGCTCCTTTTTCTTTATTTATAACCACCGCAAGCAATGAAAACTTTTTAATAGAAAAAGACGTTAATTTTATTAGAGAGGCGTATCCTAATAGAGCCACAACAGGCGTTCCTAAATATTATGCTTTTTTTGATTCCACCGCAACATCTTCGGGTCAAGTTCAGGCAAACTTCATAGTCGGTCCAACACCGGACCAAGCGTATGCTGTGGAGTTACATTATTATTATCGACCAGCAAGCCTGACTGCTGGCGCAAACAGTGAGTATACATGGTTGAGCAAGAATGCTTCCAATGCCCTTCTTTACGGCTCTTTGATAGAGGCGTATATTTACATGAAGGGTGAGCAGGATGTTATATCTATGTATGATGGTCGTTTCCAAGAGGCAATGACAAGATTAAAGGACCTTGCTGAAGCAAGGGAAAATGATGACGCTTACAGGCAGGGATTGCCAAAGCGTCCTCGCACATAAGGAGTAAGAAATGGCAACGAGTAACGCGGCAACCACGTTTCTTGAGAATAAGTTACTTAACTTTCTGTTCAAGAATAACGCTGGTTCCTTTTCAACACCCGGTGACAGCATATATGTTGGGCTGGCAACAGCGGTATCTAACTTTAATAATACCTCTGGCGAAACAGACGCCCCTGTAATTACAGAGGCTACTTTTTCAAACTATGCCCGATTGCAAGTTACAGCGGCAAACTGGACCGTAACGTCAGATACCACTGAGGCTCAAAAGGCTACAAACACTAACAATGTAGAGTTTGCGGCGTCAGGCGGAACAAGCAATACAGTTACACACGCATTTATAGCAACCCACGCAAGCGCTAGTCTGGTAACAGAAGGCAGTGGCGGTAATGTTCTGTTTATCGGTGCATTGGATGCGTCAAAGACTATTGCTACGGGCGATATCTTCCGTATCAACGCTGGGAATCTTGAAATTGAGTTGAAGTAATGGCGCTTGTTCTTAAAGACAGAATAAAAGAAACCACTACCACCACCGGAACAGGCACTTATACGCTTGCTGGTGCGGTAACTGGTTTTGAGGCGTTTAGTGAAATAGGTAATACTAACACTACCTATTATGCCTGCACGGACGGAACTGACTTTGAGATTGGCATTGGAACATACACTGCATCTGGCACAACCTTAGCCCGCACCACAATATTACAGTCTAGTAACTCTGATAGCGCTGTTAATTGGACATCAGGAACTCGCACTATTTTTTGCACGTTGCCAGCACAAAAGGCTGTGTTCTTGGATGCAAGTAATGCGGTGCAAGGTTTTACAGAACAAGACCCGAATGCGTTGGCATTCGCAATAGCATTGGGATAGAAAAATGGCTAACGCATTTAAAACATTTTCGGCGCAAAATATTGACACTGCATCAACAGGTGAAACGACTTTATACACCTGTCCTTCTTCGCCCACCACAGAAACCACAATTATTGGTCTTAACATTGCTAATATACTGGCGGTATCAATTACTGTCACGGTTGAACTTCACGATGGCGGTATAAGTGGCACAACTAATTTAAGACACATTGTGAAAGACGCAATCGTTCCTGTAGGCTCGTCACTTGTTGTGGTTGGTGGTGACCAGAAAATTGTTATGAATGCTGGAGATGTATTGCGAGTGTATGCGTCACAAGACAATTCTTGTGATGCGGTTCTATCTGTACTGGAGATTACCTGATGGCACTTAGCACGATTGATACAAATCAGATTAAGGATGGCGGTGTGCATAACGCAGACATTGCGGCATCAACCACCACTAACCCGTTTCGCACAAACGCTAATAGCATTACCAGCAACCTGACTGTAGCTTCTACAGAAAACGCAGGGGCGTTTGGGCCAATAACTATCTCCGCTACAATCACCGTTAATGGAGTATTGACCGTTGTCTAGTAAAATACTCGTAGACGAAATTTCAGGTAAAACTTCTGCTGGGGGTGGAGCAACGATTGATAGCAATGGATTTGTTTCTATTGTTACAGCCCTAACAGGCAAAAGCGCGGTGTATGGATGGAATGCCGTAAATAGCACTACGGTAAGTCATAACACCATTACAGTTCTTAATTTAAGCACTACAAATCATGCGAGTCATAAAGTAACAGTGGCATCAAACAACAGGCTTACGCCCACTGTTGCGGGTAGATATTTTTGTTTTTGTAATGCACAAGCGTCAGGCACAGGTTCGGCTGGGTTTACACCTATTACTTACTTTTATAAAAATGGAAGTAGTTGGAGTTCAAATAGCGGGATTAGGAATTACGCTGGTAGTTGTACCTTAGATTTTCCAATTCATTTTAGTGTTATTCATTTTAATGGAACATCAGATTATCTTCAACTTGCCGTTTATCAAAACACTGGTAATAGCTTTACAGCAAATGGCGGTTGCATAGGCATAATAAGGTTAGGCGACTAAAATGGCATCAGAACTAGGCGTACAAACAATACAGCACACCAACGGCACAGATGCTATGACTATTGACAGTAGTGGGCGGGTATTGCAACCTGCACTTCCACGTTTTTCTGCTCGTGATGGTGCTACACAAAGTGCTACTGGCCCTGCGGTAATGCAATTTACCGCAACAGATGTAAATGTGGGAAATTGTTTTTCGACAAGCACCTATCGTTTCACCGCCCCAATAGCAGGAGACTATTATTTCTTTTATACAGCCATGTCTAACGGAAACAACTATTTACGCACCCAACTGAGAAAAAATGGAAACACTTTTATTGGGTCTGAAATGTTCAATGAAGCTGAAACATACGCCCGAACTAGCTATGCAATGATTGCTACTCTTGCGGCGGCTGATTATGTCGAAGTCATTTATGATACACAAGCTGGCGACCAAGGGCCAGTTCATGGTTCTTATCGTAGCTTTTGTGGATATTTGGTAGGATAGGGGAACAGGATGACTAGCATAATCAAAGTCGATACTATTCAAGATTCTTCTGGCGGCACTGCAATTAACATGGGTGCGGGTTCTGTTGTCCAGATACAGACGTTTCAAGCTTTTACAAATTCATCTTCACACATACAAACCAGTTCAGGAACAGCCGCACAATTAGGTGACGGCACTTCCTATGACAACGCTCAAGTTACAATTACCCCTAAATTTTCAAACAGCAAAATACTCGTAGAAATTTTCTCTACTATGGTTTTTTATAATGCTGGTATTGCTTTGGTTTGGGAACTTTATAGAGACAGCACAGCTATTATTTCACGTTCAACTGATTACGCAGTGCCAAATTATTTTGGATTGGCTTATCATTACGATAATAACAGCAATCATTACGGGTCACACTCTGCTCGTCATATAGATACTCCGAGTACAACTTCTGCAATAACTTACAAGTGGTATCACAGCATCGGCTATGGGTCTGGAGTTTGTTATAGTGTTCATGGTGGTGGTCAATATTCAATGACAGCTACAGAAATAAAGGTGTGATATGGCATACATAGGCGCACAACCAAATAAACAGCTAACAAAGACAACGAGCCAGTCCTTTAACGGCACAGGTTCGGCGACCGCGTTTACACTGAATCGCGCCGTGAACACTGGTGAGGAGCTAGAAGTATTCGTTGACAACGTGCAGCAGGAGCCTGGGTCTGGTAAGTCATACACAGCCACAGGAACTACCCTGACGTTTGATGAAGCTCCGCCGTCTGGCACGGGTAATGTGTACGTTATCTATCGCGGTCAGGCAGAAGTAACCACACGGCTAGAAGCACCAGACCTTTCTATTACAACCGCAAAGCTGGCGGCTAGTGCAGTAACTAATGCTAAAATAGACACAATGGCGGCAAGCAAACTAACAGGTGCGTTACCCGCGATTGATGGCTCATCCCTTACTGGCTTAACCAGTGGATTTACTTTTTTATCTGACCAAACATTATCTAGCAAAAGTCAGGTTACTTTCACAGGAATACCTAGTGGTGCAAATATTGTAAAATTTATTGTAGGAAAACTTAGCTGGGATACAAACAGCACTCAATTAAGGATGAGACTTGGTGATAGCGGAGGTCTTGAAACT